ACAGGTGTAACAGGTAACGTAGGCGCTACAGGTGCAAGTATTACTGGAGCAACAGGTGTAGTTGGACCTACGGGGGCAACAGGTGTAGTTGGGCCAACAGGTCCAACTGGTGCAACAGGTATTCAGGGCGCTACGGGTGTAGGGGCAACAGGTGTTCAGGGTGCAACCGGTATTCAAGGTGCTACAGGTGTTCAAGGAGCAACAGGAGCAACAGGTGTTCAGGGTGCAACCGGTATTCAAGGTGCTACAGGTGTTCAAGGAGCAACAGGAGCAACAGGTGTTCAAGGCGCAACCGGTATTCAAGGTTCCACCGGCGTAACAGGTAACGTAGGTGCTACCGGTGCAAGTATTACTGGAGCAACAGGTATTCAAGGTGCTACAGGCGTAACAGGTAATGTAGGTGCTACAGGTGCAAGTATTACTGGAGCAACTGGTCTAACAGGTAACGTAGGTGCGACAGGCGTAACAGGGCCAACTGGTGCTACAGGTGTAACAGGTAACGTAGGTGCTACAGGTTCGGTTACAGGATCACAAACTAATTTAATCTGGGTTATTGATGGTGGTACCAGTGCTCCCACAACTGGAGTAAAATCGGCAATTCAAATTCCATTTAACTGCAGGGCAGATACTTGGACAATAGCTGCATCAGCGGCAGGTAGTGCAGTATTTTGGATTCAATCAAATACATACGCAAACTATCCAAACGTAACTACAAAAAGTATAGGCAATCATCCTACAATAACTTCTGCACAAAAAGCACAAGGAAATACTGCAGCATGGACATCTAACGTATTTACCAATGGAGATATAATTCATGCAAATCTAATATCTGCAAGCACTTTAACATTGGTTACCTTATCATTAACTGTAACGAAAACATAAGATGATTGTAACAATACCTTTTACTCGAGCATATGTTATAAATGGAGTTAGCTCGACTGTGCTTGGTCAACGTCAACCTGCTCCTTTTTTGTGGAAACCTCCGAGCGACGTTACCAGTATTACTGTCGAGTGTTTTGGTGGGGGAACAAATAATTATTATAGCTCGGTCGGTTTAAGAACCGCAAATGGGTCTGCGTATTCTAAAAGTAATTTATCATTAACCTCTACAACTAATGTTTGGATAAGCCCTGGAAATTTAGACACAGAATATCTAGGGTTAGGAAATTCTTGGGTTAGTTTAACGTCTAATATAGAACCATATGCAAATACTACAACAACTGCAGTAAAAGCATGCGGGGGAGGGGTTCCTGTTGAATTTCATATATCAAAAGGTATCGGAGAAATTAAATACCGAGGAGGTAAAAGCGGAAACACATTTTTTACTGTTGTGGATGCCGGAGGCGAAACTGGATTAGTAACAACTTATTATAGAGGAGGAACTGGCGGTGCAGCTGGCCCCAATGGTAATGGCGGCAATGGATATCCTTCAACATCAACAACATTGGGCGGTGGCGGTGGAGCAAATGGTGGTTCTGATGCTACAGGCACCTCTGGAGGATTAGGTAGATTCGCAAATGTTACGGGAGCAGGTGGTTCTTCCGGCAATGTAGGATATACTGAATATATTAGAGAAACAACAGTTCCCATAGTATACTATCCAGAAAATTACTTGGCGGGCACATCATATAATGTTGGCACAGTTAATCCTGCTAAGGATTCTGAAAGCAGAGAGGTATATGTAACAGGAGGCAGAGGAGGATCTGTTAATGGTTCGGTAATTGCAGGCTCAGGGTATTTTAAGGAAGGTTCGCCATACGGCACGGGCTTACTTGGATGGGGTATTGTATTAATTACATATACATACCCAAAATTTACCGCAGTATTTGGAATGGATAATGGAGGGTTGGATGATCAAAGATGGTTTAATAGAAATTCCAACTACACGCGGCACCGAGCAAACACTTGGGCGACTTTTGACACTTGGATAAAACTTCCTGCAGATATACCAAATGTAATAACAGTAGAATGTTTTACAGGAATAACTCCTGACGGCGGAGGATCCTATAGTAAAAGTAATATTAACGTTTCGCCCAATCAGAGTATTTATATCGGTGGCCTAAATAAATATGTTAATTTCAATTGCGGAGCATTTGTAAACACATTAGCTAATACTATACCTACATTGGCAAACGGTACGATATCTGGATGCTATGCTGCAAACGGAAATGTATTTACTCAAGAAACTCGAAGCGTGGGCCTCGTTACATATAGAGGCGGGCAAAGTGGCTACCAAGTAGTATATTCTACCGCGCCCTCAGGGGAATCTCCTGGTAGTACCTACTATTACTACGGGGGGCGCGGAGGTCAAGCTGGGCCCAATGGTAGAGGGGGCCACGGGTCTCCTGCGTATATTAGTCCCGGAGGTTCATATTATTGGGGGGCGGGCGGCGGCGCAAATGGTGGCGGGGATGCATCAAATAGTACACCAGGAGTAAATAGATTTGGTAACTATGGAGCGGGGGCAGGAAGTAATGTTTTTGTATGGCCAAGTTATCCCACAGAAAAATCGGCATTAAAACAATCAGAAGCATTAGTTTACAATGATACTGCATTTGGCAATACTACAGTATTAGTACTGGGGGGAGCCCCAGGATACTATAGCGATTATTCACCTTATGAATATTTTGGTTATGATACATACAATAAAGTGGCATTATCATATATATCCGCAGTTTCAGGAAACGCACAAACAATAACATATTCATATGCATATATTATAGGTTAAGAATTATGACAAACTATATTTTAAACAAAGATTATGAAAACTGGCAACCATATGTAGATTTTAGATCTGCGATTGATCCCAACTTTTGTCAAGCAAACTTTAAATTTGAAACTATTTATTTTTATGATAGATTTGGAATAATTGAAAATCCTCCGAATTCGAAAATACTTAGACCTTTTGTTGCCATACAAAATAGTAAAACTTTCGATGAATTATGTTTAGCTAGAGCATTAGAAATAGATAACATATCAAAAGAACAAAACAAACCAATATTGGTAACCTGGTCTGGCGGTTTAGATAGTACATGCGTATTATCTGCGCTAATGCAAACGATTACAGATAAAACTAGATTAAAAGTTTTATGCACTAAAGAAAGTATTGCAGAATATCCATTTTTCTTTGATAATTTTATTAAAAATAATTATGAAGTATTAGAGACGGATTGGGCAAGTTTTAGAACAGCAATTAATAGTTTATGTTTAACTAATATTATAATTACTGGCGAATTGGCCGATCAATTATTTGATGTTGTTGCGCAAAGCAAATATGGGACTGCAAATATGTTTATTAGCACGACGCCAGAAAATATACAATACAACCTATTTAGAGAATCTCGCAAAGGTCCTTGGCAAGTAGTATTAAACCCAGAAAATAAAACGCATTGGGATATGGTAGAATATTTTGTAGAAAAATTTCCTAAAAAAATAAATAATTTACGAGATTTTTTATATGCGTTTAGATTGAACTATAGATATCAATTAATTCAAACAAGAATGCTTATGCTAACAGATAATTTAAAAATGGATATTAATTTATTTCATTTTTTTGATACAAATGAATTCAATAATTTTTCGATAGACACGGATTTTGAAATTTTTGATGACGGCGATATAGTAAAAACTAAAAAATATATTAGAGAATTTATTTGTAAGTATACTCATGATTTTGAATACTATAATACCAAGAAAAAATCACCATCTTTGGGTTCGCCAGAATATCCAATGATTTCAAATTATACTAAGTTAGATGATGAATGGAATAGATATGTATAAAATAATGGATGGGTTTTTTGATAATCCGGATGATGTTAGAAAATTTGCATTAAATCAAGTATACGAAAAAGATTTAATTGGAAATTGGCCTGGTACCAGAACACGAGAAATTGCACATATAGATAATTTTTTCTATACCAGCCTTTTTAATTTTTTAGAATTTTCCCCATCCGAATATAATATTTCATCAAATTTTCAGATAACAGATGAATCATATGATCAGGGTTGGGTACACAAGGATAAATCCATTTATACCGGAATCTTATATTTAAGTAAGAATCCGATTGTAAATAGCGGAACTTCATTATACGAAGAAAGCGAATATGATACAAAATATCCTGATGAGAAAAGAAACTGGATACTTGGCAATAAAACCGCAGAAGAAATTGTAAAATATAGAGAAGATAACAATAACCAATTTAAGGAAATTGTAAATTTAGAAAATTTATATAATAGATTAATCCTATTCCCCGGCACTATACCGCACAGAGCAAACAAATTCTTTGGAAAGAATAAAGAAGATAGTAGATTAACTCTAGTCTTTTTTGTTTTTGAACGAGAAAAATGTTAAGTATTCAGAATAGATATATATTAAATAAGTCTACTAAGGATCAAAAATGGCAAAAGTAACAAGCAGAGAAGAACTAAAAGATTATTGCTTAAGACGCTTAGGCGCGCCTGTCATTGAAATAAACGTAGATGACGATCAAGTTGAAGATCGTATAGATGATGCGTTTCAATTTTATAGAGAATATCATTATGACGCAGTAGAAATGGTATATCTAAAACATCAAATAACTAAACAGGATTTGACCCAACAATACGTTGAATTATCTGATATGGTTATTGGTGTTAGTAAAATAATTCCTTTATCTAATAGAACAAGCGGTATGAATATGTTTGATATTCGTTACCAAATTATTGTTAACGATTTATATAGTTTAATGTCTACCGATTTGATTTACTATTCCATGGTAAAGACTCAATTGGAATTGATTAATCAAATGCTTGTTGGACAGAAACCAGTTCGTTTTAATAGACATATGAATCGTTTATATATTGATATGGATTGGGGAGCAGATGTGCATGAGGATGATTTCTTAGTTATAGAATGTTATCGTATTTTAGATCCGAATCAATATTTAGATGTATACGACGATATGTTTCTTAAGAAATATACTACGGCATTGATTAAACGGCAGTGGGCTGAGAACATTAAGAAGTTTTCCGGAGTACAACTTCCTGGAGGAGTGACACTAAACGGAGATGCTATGTATATGGAAGCAGTGGATGAGATTGCTAAAATTGAAGATGAAATGCAAAGCAAATTTGAATTGCCTGTAGATATGTTCACGGGATAATTAGTATTCTTATCACCCAGGCTCATAGAAGATACTAACACCTTGTCAATAGATAGTCAATAGAATAAAAGAATAAAATGGCAACAGTTAACCATTATTTCCAATCCGGTAAAACGATTGGTAGAACGTCTGAGCACAATCTATACGAAGACCTAATTATAGAGTCGATGAAGATTTACGGGTTTGAAGTCTATTATATTCCCAGAAAGTCTTTTGATCAGGATCCTGTTTTTACAGAAGATCCTTTGAATACTTATGAGCACGCATATCCAATTGAAATGTATATGGAAGACATTATGGGATATACGGGACAGGGAGACTTTTTAACAAAATTTGGTTTGGAAACTAGAGATTCTGCAAATTTTGTAGTATCAAGAAAAAGATGGAAACAGTTAGTTGGTTCTACCGGTAATACTATTTTGGAAAGACCAGCAGAAGGGGATTTAATTTTCTTTCCGTTAACTACCGCTTTCTTTGAAATTAGAAAAGTTGATGGTCAAACACCATTCTTTCAATTAGGTAAATTATTTGTATATAAAATGAATTGCGAATTGATGCAATTCTCTAATGAAAGAATTACCACCGGTGTTGATGACGTTGATAAGTATATTACTCAGATCGATCAATCTATTGCAGATTATGAAATGTTGCTGGAAACCGGAGATACTTTACTATTGGAAAATTACGTAGATACTGCATTTGTTCTCGAAAGTTATTTACCCAATGATAATTCATCTGCAGGTATAAATAATTCCCTTTTCAGTGAAGCTGGCAATATCTTGGATTTTTCTGAAAAGAATCCTTTTGGTGAGGTATATAAGTAATGCTAAATAATAATTTTTATTGGGGAACCGTTAGGAAAGCGGTAGTTGCCTTTGGTAATATTTTCAATAATATTTCTTTAATTAGAAAGGATGCTGCAGGGAACACTATACAAACTATACGTGTACCTTTAGCATACGCACCTAAGCAAAAATTTATTGCAAAGATACAACAAAGACCTGATGTTGATACCCAACCATATCAAGTTATTTTACCTAGAATGGCATTTGAAATGCGAAGCATGAAATATGATCCAACTAGAAAAATTGCACCTCTGCAGAAAATTAGAAAAACGGATGATATAAATTCTTCATTATCTCAATATGTACCTGTACCATATAATTTGGATATGACATTGTATGTATATGCAAGAAATCAGGATGATGGTTTACAAATCATAGAACAAATACTACCTTATTTCAATCCGGATTATAATTTAACTATTAAAGCTATTCCGGAATTAGATTTATTAAATGATTTGATGATTGTTTTAGATGAAATACAATTTGAAGATAACTATGAGGGAGATCTTTCTGATAGACGTGCTATTATTTGGACGTTAGATTTTACTATGAAATTGAATTTTTATGGCCCAATTAATACATCTTCTGTTATTAGAAAAACAATATCCAATATATTTAGCGATTCTTCTTTACAGCAAAAGACAGAAACAATACACGTTGACGCATTAACTGCTGCAGAAAAAGAAGCATTTATAATACAAAATTCAAACACGGCATTTCGCGGACAAGTTATAACACCTGCAAATGTTGCGGTGGCTGGTTCTGTGGGAGATTATTCTATTATGGAATATTTTGAGGATTTTTAATTGAATTCTATACCTACTTTTAGTGATATTTTTAATACTGCACCTTTGGATGAAAATTCAAATGCAATTGTAACTGCACCTTTAGTTGTTAATGACACCAAAGAACAAGATCAAGAAGACGATTATCAACTTGCAAGAAAAACAATGAGGGGGCTTTTAGAAAAAGGGGAAACTGCAATAGAAGAAATTCTTACTCTTGCTAAAAGTTCTGAACATCCTAGAACGTATGAAGTTACGGGACAATTAATTAAAACTCTATCGGATGTATCTAAAGATTTAATTGGTCTGCAAAAACAAATAAAAGATATAAACAAAGATACTGGCGGTGTCGCTCCTCAAATAGGAAATCAAACTAATAATGTATTTTTGGGATCTACACACGAATTGATGCAATTGATAAAAAGAAAAAGTGCGGAATTAGATGACGACACAATTATTGACCAATAAAAAAATATCATATAATGGTAATCCTAATTTAAAGCAGATAGGCACCCCTCATGCGTATACTGCAGAACAAGTTCAGGAAATAATTAAATGTAGTCAGGATCCTATCTATTTTATTGAAACATATTGTAAAATTGTTTCTTTAGATAGGGGCCTAATACCATTTAAACTTTATGATTGTCAAAAAAGAAAAGTAGATGTTATTCTAAATAACAGAAAAGTAATTCTGATGGAAGGTAGACAGCAGGGCAAAACCATTACATCTGCTGCTTGTATTTTATGGTATACGTTATTTCAGCAAAATAAAACTGTTGCTATTCTTGCAAATAAATCTTCAGCTGCAAGAGAGGTTCTATATCGGTATGAGTTGATGTATGAAAGTTTGCCTATATGGATGCAACAGGGTGTTAAAGTATACAACAAGGGTGACTTGGAATTAGAGAATGGATCTAGAGTTTTTACTGCAGCAACCAGTTCATCTGGTATTCGAGGCAAATCTGTTAACTGGCTATACATTGACGAGGCAGCAATTATTCCGAATAACGTAGCGGAAGAATTCTTTACTTCAGTATATCCTACTATTTCTTCAGGTCAGACTACAAAAATTCTTTTAACATCTACACCTTTGGGTTATAATCATTTCTGGAAATTTTGGAACGAGGCTGAACAAGGATTAAATGGATTTACTCCTTTATTCATTAGCTATAAGGAAATTCCCGGTAGAGATGAAAAATGGGCAGCAGAACAACGGGCGATGCTCGGTGAACTTAAGTTTAATCAAGAAGTTCTTTGTACCTTTCTCGGATCATCCAATACTTTGGTTAGTCCTGACGCAATCGGTAAAATGTCTACTAAGCAGCCAATTTATTCCAAAGATGGGTTGGATATATACGAGGAACCTGAGGAAGACCACGTATATATGCTTGTAGCAGATACATCTCGGGGGGTTGGTGGAGATTACTGCGCATTTGTTGTTATGGATATTACTTCGTATCCGCATAAAGTAATTGCCAAATATAGAAATAACAAAATAAGTCCGTTAGTTTTCCCCAATATTATTGCCAAAGTAGCGAAAGATTATAACCGGGCATACTGTCTAATTGAGATTAATGACAACGGACAACAAGTTGCAGATTCATTATATATAGATATGGAATATGAAAACGTATTCTTTGTAGGATCAAATTCTAAGACTGGTCAGTTTCTATCTGGAGGATTTTCCCCGGGCGCTACTTTAGGTGTAAGAACTACAAAACTTGTAAAACGATTGGGTTGTACTGCGTTTAAGAGTTTGGTTGAAAGTACGAAATTACTAATTCACGATGTAGAAATCATAAGTGAAATATCTACGTTCATTGAAGTTCGGGGATCGTTTAAAGCCGACGAAGGATATCACGATGACTTAGTGATGTGTTTGGTGTTATATGCATGGGCAACAAATGAGGCATTCTTTAAAGATTTAACAGATACAAATTTGAGAAAAATATTGTATGAAGAACAATTTAGACAAATTGAAGAAAATTTAACTCCGTTTGGTTTTATTGACGGGGGACAAGATGAAAATAAAACTCCAGAAGTAGTAAATGGGGATCTTTGGTTTCCCGAAGAAAAGAATAAATCGTTGGATACATTTCAACAGGAGCTTCTTGGTATTTTTAAGTAAAATGTCTAAAAGGCGATATTTATAAATAAATAGACATGAATTAATTTAGAGCTGTAATTCTATAAAATTTTAAGGAGAATACAATGGCATTCCAACTTTCACCTGGAGTTCTGGTAACTGAAGAAGATCGCACTAATATTGTGCCTTCCGTTGCTACAAGCGCAGGAGCAATCGCGGGTGCATTCAAATGGGGGCCTGTAGACCAAGTTACGGTTGTAGAATCGGAAAATAACTTAGTATCAAAATTTGGTTCTCCTAATGATGCAACTGCGGGATATTTCTTTACTGCGGCAAATTTCTTATCATATGGCAACAATCTCAACTTAGTTAGAGTTGTAGATAAATCGGTTGCAAAAAATGCGGTTTCATTATCATCTGGCGGAGTGGTTAGTGTAGATACAAGTGCCAGCCAAGAAGTTTATCCTACAGGATCTAGATTAACTGCAGTTTTTGCTGACCCTGGCAATGCTGGTCAGCAAGCTAGAGGAAATGTTGTTCTTGCAACAACCGGAAGAATTAGTCCGATATCAGTAACAGTACAAGGACTAGGATATGCTAATGCACCTAGAATAACGATCGAAGGTGATGGTTCTGGTGCAACTGCTAATGCTGTTATTTCTGGCGGACGTGTTATTGGCATTAATTTAATAAGTCCTGGTTCTGGATATAGTCAAATCAATGGAATTTATATTGATCCAACTGGCGGAGATAATCCTTCGACTACTGCTATTGCATCTGCAACAATTCTTAAAAAAGTTGCTAATATATTAATTACTAATCCGGGTACAGGTTATACATCTGCACCTAATGTTGTAATTTCTGGTAATCTATATAATTCTACAACAATAACGAGTTTTACCGGTAATACTACTATTCAAACTGCAGGACAGTTGATTACAAATGACGAAGTTTATAGAGAAGCGTTTTCGTTAGGTAATAGTTTATTCGGCGAATTTGCTGCTAAGTATCCTGGTTCTATAGGTAATGCTATAGAGATATCTGTAGCAGATGCGGATACTTTTGCTGGTTGGGAATATTCTGCAATTTTTGGATCTGCTCCAGGTACATCTGCATCTGTAGAAGCCCGTGGCGGTATGAATGACGAAATGCATATCGTAATTGTAGATGCAACTTCTGAAATTTCTGGAGTAGCTGGTACAATATTAGAAAAATATTCTTATGTATCAAAGGCATTTGATGCAAAGAATTCTGATGGATCTACAAATTATTATGTCAATATATTAAATAATCAATCGGCGTACGTTCGTTGGTTAAAGCATCCTGAGGATGGTACAAATTGGGGAACTGCTTCGGTAAATACCGAATATACTAGTTTGACAAATAGTATTACTACCGTATTATCTGGAGGTGTAGATGGTAATATGGTAACTTCTGGTAATTTAATCGCAGGGTATTCATTATTCTCCAACGATGAATTATACGACGTTAGTTTAATTCCGATGGGTCCTATTACAGATTCGGGTGTAATTAATTCTGTAGTTTCTCTTGCAGAAACCAGAGGCGATAGTATGGTATTTATTTCTCCCCAATATTCGGATGTGGTAAATACTAGCGACCAAGAAACAAAAATTGTTAGTTTTAGAAATACATTAAATATCAATTCTTCTTATGCTGTTATGGATAGCGGATGGAAATATCAATATGATCGTTACAACGATAAGTATAGATATATTCCTTTAAATGGAGATATTGCTGGTCTTGCTGCAAGAACGGATTATATTGCTGATCCTTGGTTCTCTCCTGCGGGATATAATAGAGGCGTTATTAAGAATGTAGTTAAATTGGCTTATTCTCCATCTAAGGCAGATAGAGATATTCTTTATAAAAATGGTGTAAACCCAGTAGTTACTTTCCCGGGTCAGGGTACAGTATTATTTGGTGATAAGACATTATTATCTCGCCCAGGATCATTTGATAGAATTAACGTTCGTAGATTGTTTATTGTTTTAGAAAAAGCAATTGCAACTGCAGCAAAATTTCAATTATTTGAATTTAATGATCCGTTTACTAGAGCACAATTTAAAAATCTTGTAGAACCATTCTTACGAGATGTTCAGGGTAGAAGAGGTGTTACAGATTTCCGTGTTGTTTGCGATGAAACAAATAACACCGCGGCAGTTGTTGATCGTAACGAATTTGTTGCGGACATCTTCATTAAGCCTGCTCGTTCAATTAACTACATTCAATTGAATTTTGTTGCTACAAGAAGCGGCATTTCTTTTGAAGAAGTAGGCGCTTAATATAAAAGGGGCATAAAATGGCTATACAGTTTAATATTGAAACATTTAAATCGGAACTTAATAACGGTGGAGCTAGACCGAATCAATTTGCGGTTCAGTTATCCTTCCCTAATTATGTTGCTTCTCGTGCAGCAGCAACAGCAAAGGGACCGTTTTTAGTTACTACTGCAGAATTACCAGGGCAAACCATTCCGGAAGCTACGGTATTCTATAGAGGTAGACAAGTACATATGGCTGGCGATAGAAACTTTACACCTATTACGTTTACCGTACTTAACGATTCAGGTTTCACTATTCGTACTGCGATTGAGCAGTGGATGGAAGGAATTGAAGGACTAAATACTAAGACGGGTAGATTAAATCCTTCTACGTATCAAACAGATATGTACATTTATCAATTGGATAGAAATGGTGCGATCTTAAAGCAATATAAATTAAGAAATGCTTTCCCATTAGATTTGGGTGCAGTTCCTCTTTCTTTTGAAGCAAATGATCAGCTATCTTCTTTCCAAGTATCGTTTAGATATCAGTCTTTTGAGTTTAGTACAAATCCTTCTGAACAACTATTAAACGCATTGACAAATCTAAATTAAACTTTATTATAACTTGAAATAAAATTATGGCAATTAAATTATTTGGTTTTACCATTAGCAGTGATGATGAGTATAAAAACTTAAAATCTCAAGCGGTAGCTACTCCAATCAGCGATGATGGGGCAACTACCGTTCAGGGGTCTGGATTTTTCGGTACTTATCTCGATATGGATGCTTCGGCAAAATCTGAAACTGAACTAATTACCAGATACAGAGAAGCATCTATGTATTCCGATTGCGCAGCAGCAATCGACGAAATTGTAACTGAAGCAATTGCCGCGGTAGATGACGAACCTCCGGTTAAAATTTATCTAGACAAATTAGATATTCCGGATGATATAAAAGAAACTATTGATTTAGAATTTGAAAATGTTTTAAAATTATTAGATTTTAATACCAAAGCGCATGATACATTCAAGCGTTGGTATGTGGATGGTAGATTATACTACCAAAAAATTATTGATAAATCTGCACCAAAACGAGGAATAGTAAATTTAATTCAATTAGATCCTCGTAAAATTAAAAAGGTCAGAGAGGTTAAAAAAGATAAAGATAAAAATACGGGACTAGATCTAATTAAGTCCATTGACGAGTTTTTTATCTATAATGATAAAGGCATTCTTTCTAATGTGAATGCTTCATCATCTACACAAAATCAAGGTATAAAGATTAGCAAAGATGCAATTTGCTATGTACCTTCGGGTGTAGTTGATACTGAAAAGAATGTAGTAATTAGCCATTTGCATAAAGCAATTAAGCCAATTAATCAGTTAAAAATGATGGAGGACTCTTTAGTAATCTATAGATTATCGAGAGCTCCTGAACGTAGAATATTTTATATTGACGTAGGTAATTTGCCAAAAGTTAAAGCCGAACAATATTTAAAAGATATTATGGCAAGATATCGTAACAAGATTGTATATGATTCTAACACCGGCGAAATCCGAGATGATAGAAAATTTATGTCCATTCTTGAAGACTTTTGGTTGCCTCGTAGAGAAGGCGGCAAAGGTACAGAAATTACAACTCTACCCGGCGGAGAAAACTTAGGTAGCATTGACGACGTAAATTATTTCCAAGTTAAATTATATCAAGCTTTGAATGTTCCTTTATCTCGTATGCAGGCACAGCAGGGTATTTCTTTTGGTAGAGCAACGGAAATTACTAGAGATGAATTAAAATTTGCCAAGTTTGTTTCTCGAATGAGAAAGAGATTTAATGAATTATTTGACGATTTATTAAAGACGCAGCTTGTCTTAAAGGGTGTTATTGTTGATGCCGATTGGGATATTATTAAAGATAAAATCCAATATCGGTATACTCAGGATCAGTATTTTGAGGAAATGAAAACCTCAGAAAACATTCGTAACAGAATAGATTTATTAAACCAAATTCAACCTTTTGTTGGTACATATTTTAGTAAAGATTACATTATGAAAAATATCTTGAGAATGACTGAAAATGAAGTTCAACAAATGAACACCCAGATTGAACAGGAACCACCGTCACAACCGATAGTACCTGATCAAAATCCTGGTCAATAATAGTTTATAAATATAACATCGAGGAATAAAATATGTCATCAGAAGTAATTCAACACATGGTAAATAGTATCATTGCTGGTAGTAATAAAGAAGCATTGGATGGATTTCAAGCTTCTATTAACGACAAACTAAATGCCGCTATTCAAAATCAAAAAATTGTAGTTGCTGCAGCATTGACAGCACTAGACCCTAAAACGGAAGAATAATGTCCAAATACTTAGATGAAAAATTAACGGCGGGAGATCCCGTAGGAAAATGGATACACGATTTTGTGCATTCAGATAATCCAAAATTCGCCGGAAAATCTAAGAAAGAAAGAATAAAGCAAGCTTTGGGTGCAGCATATTCTGCAAAAAAAGAATTGCAAAAGGAAGATTATGATTCTGGGGAATATGATTATGAGGGAGATATGGCCAAGTCCGATCTTCGCTCTATTATCTATAATGCAAAAATGCTACATGATATGATAGAAGCTAATACAAATCTACCAGAATGGTTGCAAGCAAAAATAACTAAAGCAGAAGATTATATTTCTTCTGCGGCAAATTATATGCGAGCAGAACAAGATAAGGAAAAATAAAAAATGGCAACCGTACGAATTATAAAGAATGTAAAACAACAGGCAGTTGTTAAATTTCTTGGACCGGGTTCGGCCACTTTAGATTTAGCTTCCCTGGCAAATTTAAATCAATCTGCAAACGTAGCTTTTGATAGATCGAATAGTAAAGTATCTATTCAGGCTATGTGGAGTAGCGCAAATGGATTCGTAACAGTATCCAGAGGTAGTAATACTATTCTTAGAATAACAGATGGTCCAATGAATTGGGATTTCGCTCAATCTATGGGTGTTGTTGATGATGATAGTGTAAATGCAAATATTACCGTTAGTTTTGTAAACGATGGTACTGTTATTTTATCGTTATCTAAACCCGCAGGATATACCTATCCTAATACGCAAAATACTCCAGGAGGCTAATAATGAAATTACTTAGAGAAGTTGCTCAGGAATTAGGCTACCTAGTAGAAGATAAAGGTACTGGCCCTAAAAGTGTTTTCATTGAAGGCATTTTTGCGCAGGCAAATAAAGGCAATAAAAATGGCAGATACTATCCAGAATCTGTCATGAAAAAAGAAGTTGAAAGATATAATAATCTTATCAACGAAAAAAGATCGCTCGGCGAACTAGGGCATCCAGCAAATCCTTCAATCAATTTAGATAAGGTATCGCATCTTATTACTGAACTAAGAATGGATGGCCATAATGTAATAGGTAAAGCGAAAGTTTTAGATACTCCTATGGGATCTATTGCTAAAAATTTAATTGAAAATGGTGTAAAGCTTGGCGTATCTACTAGAGGCCTAGGTTCACTAAAAGCGAATAAAGATGGACTACAGGAAGTTCAAGATGACTTTCATCTTGCAACTGTGGATATCGTTGCTGATCCATCGGCACATGATGCTTTTGTTCAAGGCATTTATGAATCTGCAGAATGGGTTATGACTAATGGTGTATGGACAACCATTGATGCAGAAAATGCACAAGTCAAACTAAAAGCTGCAAGCACACAGAATCTAGAAGAAACAAAACTTCAAATTTTTGAACAATTTATTAACAAATTGTCTAGATAATCAAACTTATAAATATCATTGAGTAATTAATTTTTTAGGAGACTCTAATGTCGGTAGAAAATAAAATCAAAGAACTGTTAGGGCGTGTTGACGTTAAGGCTTCTTTAGCAGAGTCGTTAGATGCTTCAACCGTTTCTAAAGACACATCCATCAAGCCTGCTAATGCTGGTGATACAACTCAGCCTAAACAAGGTTCTTCTGCAGACGCCGACATAGAAACGCGCGAAGAAGACGAGCCAAATCAAGGCGCGGCAGTATCCAAAAGTATTAAGCAGAATACATTAACACAACAAGGTGCGGGCAATGCTCCAAACTTCACTACAGTTAAAGAATCTGAAGAACCAGATGAAGAAGCTGAAGAAGAAGGCGAAGTTACAGAAGAAGATATTGATACTAATATCGACTTATCCCCAATTTTTGGTGATGAATTATCCGAAGACTTTAAGACTAAAGCAACATCAATTTTTGAAGCAGCCGTTATTGCTCGCGTAAATAACGAAATGGAAAAAGTTGTTGTATCTTTAGAAGAAAAGTTTGAAGAGCAAGTAGAAGAATATAAACAAGAAATTGTTGAAAAAGTGGATTCATACCTTAACTATGTAGTTGAGAATTGGATGGAAGAAAATAAGCTAGCAGTTGAAAACGGTTTACGTACCGAAATCGCTGAAGACTTTATTTCTGGATTGAAGACGCTATTCAAAGAACATTATATCGAAGTTCCAGAAGAAAAATATAATGTACTTGAAGAATTGCAAGATAAAGTGGCAGAATTATCTGAGCACTTAGATACTCAACTAGAAAATAACGTTTCGCTTAATTCAGAACTTATGGGTCTTAAGAGAAAGTTGATCATCAAAGAGATGACCGACGATCTTGCAGACACAGAAGCAAGTAAGCTAAACAAGTTGTTGGAAGGTGTAGAATTTGACAGCGCCGATACATTTAAAGACAAGGTTAAAGTGATCAAGGAAAGTTATTTCCGTGCAGCTGAACCAAAGGCTAAAGATGTTTCGAATCAACAAATTTTATCCGAGGAAGTAAATGTACAGGAAGAGTCTTTCGATGGAAGTACCGTTTCTGTATATGCTAAAGCGCTTTCTAGAACAGTTAAAAAATAAATAAATAGACATTCTTAAAGGAGACACAAAGATGTTTTTATCGGAAAATTTACAACAAAAATGGGATCAGATTATTAATCACCCTGATCTTCCAGAGATCAAGGATTCCTACAAGCGTGCAGTTACATCTGTATTGCTAGAGAACCAAGAGAAGTCTTTACGTGAAGAACGTAGTGCTTTATTCGAGGCAGCTCCAGGCAACAACATTTCTGCAACTGGCGGTATCGACAAGTATGACCCGATCATGATCGGTTTAGTACGTCGTGCAATGCCTAACCTAATGGCTTATGACATCTGCGGCGTTCAGCCAATGACAGGCCCAACAGGTTTGATCTTCGCAATGCGTTCTATGTATGGTTCAGAGCGTAGTAACACATCTACTCGTACAGAAGCGTTATTCAACGAAGCAAATACGGCATTCAGCGGCGCAGGTACACACACCGGCACAGATCCATATACAGGCCAATCTACAGGTACTGGCGTATCTACAGCAGCAGCTGAAGCATACGGCACATCTGGCGGTGGTAGTTTTGGTGAAATGTCCTTCTCTATCGACAAGACAACAGTAACTGCTAAGACTCGTGCTTTAAAGGCAGAATACACTGTTGAATTGGCACAAGACTTGAAAGCAATCCACGGCCTAGACGCTGAGGCAGAACTTTCAAACATCTTGTCTCAAGAATTCATGTTTGAAATCAACCGTGAAGTTGTTCGTACAATTTACAACGTTGCTAAGCTAGGTTCTCCTGCAACAGCAACTGCTGGTACTTTCGACTTAGACGTTGACTCGAACGGTCGTTGGTCTGTAGAGCGTTTCAAAGGTCTTCTATTCAATATCGAACGTGATGCTAACCACATTGCACAAGATACTCGTAGAGGAAAAGGTAACTTCATCGTTTGCTCTGCAGACGTTGCAAGTGCATTAGCTATGTCTGGTGTTCTAGACTACGCCCCAGCTTTATCTACAGGCTTGAATGTTGACGATACAGGTAATACATTCGCAGGTGTTCTAAACGGACGCTTCCGTGTTTACATTGATCCATATTCTGCAAACCTAGGCGCAGCAAACCAGTTCTATATGGTAGGTTACAAAGGTACATCTCCATATGATGCAGGTATGTTCTATTGCCCATACGTTCCGTTACAAATGGTTCGTGCAGTTGATCCTAACAGCTTCCAGCCAAAAATCGGCTTCAAGACACGTTATGGTCTAATTGCTAACCCATACGTTACAAACGCTGCAGGCGCAAACGATGCAGATAGCTTCACTGCTAACCGTAATCAATACTATCGTAAGACAAGAGTTACAAATCTTATGTAATTGAGCCGGCGTTAGATCGGATTTAAAGGGGGAAGAAATTCCCCCTTTTTTTACCTTATAAATAATTGTATATAATGTAAAGGATTACTATATGGTTGATATTAATAAAGAATATATTGATAAAACAGTAAATCAAACAAACACTGAACGTGATCTAGATTTCTTAAGACCGAATTCGTTTAGGCTATCTTTTAAAGATTTGCCTCATACTGCCTTCACTTGCCAAGCAGTAAATATTCCGGCGATTCAAATGAATTATGCCGTAAGACCAACACCTTTTATTGACATCCCAACTGTAGGTGATAAAATGACGTTTGGGGATTTAACTGTTCGGTTTATTGTAACCGAGGGCATGTCAAATTATTTGGAATTGTATAATTGGTTAATAGGACTAGGTTTTCCAAAAGATTATACTCAGTTTTCTTCTTTTGCAAGTAAAAAGAAAACTAGTTTTTCGGTTAATAATAAACAAAATTATCCTGAAGTTTTGGCATACTCGGATGCAACTTTGTCTATTATGGACTCGACAAACAACCCTAAAGTAAATATAATATATAAGAACATATTTCCCGTTTCCCTTGGCGGTTTAGAATTCGACATCGTTTCGTCAACTGTTGATTACTTTGTAGCGTACGCGACGTTTAAATACTCCCTCTATGATATAGAGGTTTTATAATTTTTTGGAGTTATTATGACAAATACATTTTCCCCTCTTGATCTTCCTCCGGTTCCTAAAGCCGCAATTTCGGCGGCAGCATCTTCTGCAGCTTCATCTGCGCTTGAACCTAGAAAAATGGAAGTTAGCCTAGACAAACTTAGAAAAGAAAGCATCTTTATTGCTACACCATGTTACGGTGGTATGCTAACAGAAGCATACTTTCGCTCTACAGTAAAGCTTCTGACTTTCTGTAACCAACACCAAATCCCAGTTGCATTTGGTACAATTGCTAACGAG